CGTCATGTTAGATATTATGACACAGATGAGCCAAAACGATTTGATGACGGACAAGATGTTGGAATGCCAGAGAAAAGAGTCTATGGTGCCGACATTCCCGGTTTAGCCGATCAAGTTACTGACTGGGCGAGATTAAATCAAGAAGAAGTCATTGAAAATATGCCGAAAGAAGACGGAAAGATTAATTTAGATAGATTTATGATCTTTGGTGGCTCTTATGAAGACACCGCAGATGCAGCGGGCCGTGCTTTATTAATGAGGATATTGGTAGATCAGCGTGTTACCGGTAATATGAAACAAAACAAAGATACCGAAGATACTCTTGATGCAGACTTAATTGGTGACGTTATCGCACAATACAACGGACAATGCGAAGAAATAATGAACGATTTCAACAATAAGATGGCTCAAACATACACTGACTACGAAGTTCAAGATGATGGCGGTGAAGGTGCATACATCAAACCTTCCGCTACATTTGTTGCTAGATGGGATGTCGACGATTGGAAAAGACTACCGGGCAATGATGAAGAAGTTGTGTGGAACTCTGTTGACGAACTGAATGGAAGTAATGGTTATGGTGATATATTTGTGCCCTCAAAATACTCTACTCCCACAATTCGTCGTATTCGAGATGAAATAACCTTGTCTATAGAAGTTAATTTCGAACATCCAGATATTTATGGTGGTCAATATATGGTTATGCCTGAAGAATACCAAGAAGCGCTTAATAAAATTGATACAATAATTGACGATAGCAGAGATGCGTGGGAAGAAATCCTCACCACATACTTCAAACGTGAAGGTCAAATGGAAGGCGGGGATTATATCAATTTAGCCATGGCGATTGAAGATGGCGATGTGTCATCCTACGAGTGGGATGTTGAAACTGATGGTGACTACTCCGATTCGTATGAGTCCACTGCAAGATACTCTCACTATTACGATCCAGAAGATTTAGGATTAGGCATGGAAGTGCTTATGAAGATTCTTGATTCTCGCGACTTTAAAATTGAACTGAGAAGACAATTGCTTGAAGAACCAAGAAAAACCGAAAACACACGATACTACTTACAAATGAATGCTACAACAGTGGAACACGCTGGAGAGGCTAAATATACTGCTATATTCTCGATTAACGCCGATGAACCCGATATTATGGTTGGGTTATTTAAAGAGCTTGTAGAGGGCGAGATGGACGACGAAGACAACCTTAACGTGGTGTTTAACAGAGTGTTGGCTCAATTTGTTAATGCTCGTCAGCCGTCTTCGATGCAAACAAACGAAAGTATTGTTTCAACTTGGAAAGATTACTTAAGATCATGAAACTCCTATTTGAAAATATCTCTGATGAAGAACTGAAAGAGATTATCGTTGACGAAATCGAAGCGATGATCGAAGAAGATAGTGGTATTCTATCGAATATTTTTAAGCTCTGTCCGGCTGGAACAAAATGCCCGCCAGGATCTAAAAAAACAAAATGGTGGAAGGGTAGATGAAACTCCTACTTGAAAATTGGCGACAGTATATAAACGAAGCCGCCGGATTAGACGCCGCTTGGGGTAACGTTCATATTGATGATGTTTTTAAACTCATAGGAAAAAGCTGTGACGAAGGCAGAGAATGCAAGTCTATGTCAGCATCTAAATTAGAAGATATGATTAAAGACAAAGAGATACTGCACCGGGTTCGAAAATACTTAGATCCTAAGAGAATTGAAACTGCTGATTATAAATTTCCACTAATCGTTGTAGTTGACAATGGTGAATATCAATACATTTTGGACGGCAACCATCGTTTGGCGGCGGCCTTGGCAGCAGAAGAAGAAGACAAAAATGTAATCGTAAAAGTTAAAGAATTATATAATGATGAATATAACGAACTGTTTAGAGGTCAAAAATGAGTAAATATATGAAAGACCCGGAGTATTTATTCTCCATTTTAGCTGCTATAGTAAAGAAAAGCGGCGGTTTTTTAAGGTTAACTGAAGAAGAAATCAAGGCTGTAACCAAGAATGATATTATTGGTATGTATTTTGAACCTGAAACAAACTCTATTGTTTTCAAAAAAGTAGATCCTCAAGATGCTCTTAGTGCATCAAAAATGTTAAAAACTAAAGAAGATAAAATAACTTACGAGAATTGAACCATGTATGAATACAGAGCAAAATTACTAAGAGTTATCGATGGTGATACGATTGATGCAATGGTAGACTTAGGATTTGACGTTTGGGTTAAGAAACGTGTAAGATTATATGGTATTAATACGCCAGAAGTACGTACTAGAGACCTTGAAGAAAAGAAAGCGGGTATAGAGGCCAAGAAGAGGCTAGAAGAGCTTCTAGAGGGTGTTAACGGCAGTTTTATATTATGTTCTCGTGGTATCGGAAAATACGGAAGATGTCTTGGAGAACTACTTATTGGTGAATTTGGAGAAATTCATATTAACAATAAGCTCTTACATGAAGGGTATGCGGAGAAATACGAATGAAACACTTATTTGAAAAATGGAATAAATATCTAAATGAAGATATTAAGGTGGCCGTCGGAAAAGTCATAGACTTGGTGTGCCCGGAGGCGACTCAAAATTTAGAATTAAATACCAAAAACAGAGATTCAGCAATTCAAGCTGATTATATAAAATACGGCCCACTAAATGTAGATGAACCCGGAGATTACTGGGAAGAAATAGCAGAGTATTGGGATACAGATGTAAAATCGGCGTTGGCCTCGAATTGTGGGAATTGTGTAGCATTTGATATTTCTCCCAGAATGAAGGAATGTATGCCCGGAGAAACTTCGGATGATGATGGTGTGCTTGGGTATTGTTGGATGCACCATTTTAAATGTCACTCTGCCCGTTCGTGTAGAACATGGGCCAAAGGTGGTCCGATTGAAGACGATGATGTATCAGCAGACTGGCAAGATCGATCACAGGCGGAAAAGTAAATGAGCCAAAATGGATGGGAAACATATTCAAAGTTAGTTTTACAACAACTTGAAACCATGGCTTCTGGAATTGAATCCCTTAGAACCGAACTACAAGATGTCAAAAGTCAGCTTACTGAATTGAAAGCCAGAGAAGATCGTGTTAGTGATTTGAAAAGTTGGAAAGAAAAATTAGATGATGTTGCTTCGCCTCCACAATTGAAAGTTGCTCTAGAAGATATTGAGGAACTTAAAACTTTTAAGACAAAAGCAATTGCAATCTTTATGGCAGTTCAGACCATGATGGGTATTGCTATGGCTTGGTCTAAGATGTTTTAAGTTATGTTGACAGTTGAAGAACAAAAAACGTTATTGCAACAAATCATAAAACAGTTGAGTGGTGAAATAGACGAAACTAAACGATTGGTACCTGAATACACTATACCAGGAAAAGGTTATCTTTTTTGTTTGCAGCCCTCTTCTCGTTCTTTCATAAAGATAAACAAAAATCAAAAAGTCTTTGTCCTTGACGAAATCATTGGTAGTGACAAGCTTTTAATTTATACAAGTTGTGGTAAGATAGTAGAGATTCATAAAGATAAATTATATCTAACGGATTCAGATTAATGTTATTTACTTTTAATAAATTTTGGAAAACTGTCTTATTCTTAGGCGGGGCATTGTTTAGTCTTTCGTTTATTGGTTTTGAGTTTACTGCTGTCACACTATTGTCACTGATTTTGTGCTCTAATTTTAAAACCACAGAGACACATATATAAATCATTGCCTATATAAGGCGTGGGTAAAAAGAATAAACAATATTTTAAATATAGTGATGGTACTTCTGTATCTTTACGAAATTTAACGTTGGTAAAGTGGCTAGACGAACAATCAAATGTGAATAGCGAACCAGTAGAAGATCATATCCAAGCAGAAATAAAATGTCATTCATATTTACAGAAAGGCATTTGTGCTTGGATGGTTCACTACGATGGATGAAAAAACTCCCTTTGGCTCGCTAGCAGCAGAAAAATTTGAGATTGGTGATATTGTTGAATGGACGAAATGGGATCCTGTGATTGAGGAATGGGTCTCTAGTTTTGGTATCTTAATGGAAATAAATAATAAGCCGGTAGATAATCGAATTATTTCAGTCTCTACAATAAAACCATTGAATCAAAGTGACAATCAGTTCATAGAATTATTCACCATGTATCTTAAGCCAGTACTGCCTAATAAAAAAATCATTTGATTACTTAATATTTACAACTATTTAAACTATACTGGTTAATGTTATGAATGATATTCTCAAAGATTTGATAAAACAATTTATGCCGTTCGCACAAAAACAAATTGGTTTTGAGCGTCCTCCAAGGCTTTTTTTACGGCATGATGCCGGCAATGCAAAAAATCCTTTAGGTAAAACAGCGTTTTATGATCCTTCAGCAGAATCAGTTACTCTTTACGTCTCAGGAAGACATCCAAAGGATATTTTGCGTTCTTTGGGTCATGAATTGGTTCACCATAAACAAAATTGTGACGGTGAATTTAGTGATTCTGATGATATGGGGCCCGGTTACGCACAGCGTGATCCTCATTTAAGAGATATGGAAGAGAAAGCAAACAGAGACGGAAGTATGTGTTTAAGAGACTTTGAAGATAAGTTAAAGAAAGAAAACACTATTTACTACGAACATCTACTAAAAGGAGATAATAAGATGTCTATAAAAGATTGGAAAAACGAAGAAATCCGAGTGATTCTTTCAGAAGCATGGGGTTTTAAATTCAACACTCTTGAAGAGTTTGAAGCATTTGATGGCCCGGGCGAAATGCAAGCCGAAGGCGAAGAAGAAATCGAAGAGGCTGGTGCAGTCCCACAGACACCAACCGATGCTGGTCGGAAGCCCGGGGAAGACCCCACAGGGGATGAAACCAAAAATCTTGGTATGGAAGAGGCAGAAGAAATTACCGAAGAAGATGAAACTCTTGAAGAAGAGGAAGAAATCGAAGAAGCCGCAAAAAATATGGTTAAAGGTCCAGATGGAAAAATGGTTCCTGATTACGCTGCTGATGGTAAGGGTTCGAAAGACCTTGCAAAAGGTAAAAGCAAGCCCGCAGAAGATGAAGATACGAAGAAAGAAGAATTGCAAGAAGCAATTGCCAACCTCCTTCGTAAACACCTACAAGGCTAAAAATTTAGCTTAAAAAGCAGAAACAAGTTTATAAAAACTTTTATTAATATATTCAAAAGAGGAAAAACCAATGTCATTAGACACAGCGTGGAAAGATTTCTTAAATGAGAGCATAGATGAAAAGTCTATCTTTACCTATATTCAGGGTCTCCAAGAAATAATTTCCAATCTTAAACCTAGAACACTCTCTGAGAAAAGACGAGTGATACTGGCTAAACAGCATCTACGCGAAGTTAAGAGATTTGCACGCAAGATGGATAGTGACATTGGTGTTCTTCAAGAAAAACTTACTATATTAGAAGAGTCCCAAGGAGACGAATAATGGCTAAGGCCAATACCCACCTTACTCATCTTGAAGAGTTGGTATTAACTCAGGGCCCAGAAGGCTATAGCAAGGCTAGAGGGTTCCTTCTGTCGCTTTTAAAGACTTTGAAGGGTAACACCTCCTCTAAAGTTCAAACGTCCGTCAAATGGGACGGAGCGCCTGCTATCTTTGCTGGTATTAATCCTGAGAATGGTAAATTCTTTGTTGGTACGAAATCAATTTTCAACAAAGTACCAAAAATAAACTACACAAAAGAAGACATCATCAAAAATCACGGGCATGCACCGGGACTTGTCGACAAGTTAACCAAAGCATTGCAATATTTACCGGCGTTGAAGATTAAAAACATTCTTCAGGGCGATTTTATGTTTGACGATGGAATGATCCGCAAAACAGAAATAGAAGGCGAACCACACTATACGTTCAAGCCGAATACTATTTTGTATGCAGTACCGGTAGATTCAGATTTTGGAAGGCAAATCGAGCAAGCCAAGTTTGGTATTGTATTCCATACAACATATAATAGTTTAGATGGCGGTGCTAATTTTGGTGCGGATGTATCTGGTCTAAAGAAAGCACCGGGAGTATGGTTTGATGATGCATTTTTCACAGACGACACCGGTGTTGTAACTCTGACAGATGATGAAGAAGCCAAAATAGTCGAACTGGTGAATCAAGCAGATGCAGTAAATGAAAAGATTAATTACGATGATTTACCATTTGCATTTTTAAATATTTATATAAACAGTGAAATTAAGGCCGGCGCCTTTCTTGAGAATCCGCAAGAATCATTTGAAGGTTTTATCAACTGGTATTCCACCCGAGTCAAGAAAAAAATTGATAACTTAAAGAGTGATAAAGGCAAGCAGAGAGCAACACAAAACGCTCAACAGACCCTGCAGGCCTTTAACGAAAAAAGAGAAGATATCATTAATATCTTTATAGTAAGCCGATTATTGTTCGAAGCGAAAAACATTTTTATTGAAAAGTACAATAATGCTGTTTACAATACAAAACATTTTGTTGATAACGGATCGGGAGATTTGGTAGCCAGTAACCCCGAGGGCTATGTGGCTGTTGATCGCAAAGGTAATGGTATCAAATTTGTGGACCGTTTAGAATTCAGTAAGGCTAACTTTGCTGTTGATAAAAGTTCTAAATTTACTGGCGATATCAACGAGTTAGAGGATGAATTTGATATTGATGATGAATCAGATGACCCTGTGGTCGATCGAGATTACCCTAAAACTATTGCAATTGTTCCGGGTGCATTCAAGCCGCCTCATTTAGGTCACCTTGATATGGTTCGAAAGTATGCCGAGATAGCAGATGAGGTGAAGGTTTTGATCTCCAAACCAACCGTCAGAGGTAGAACATTGCCTGATGGTCGTGAAATAACCGCCCAAGACTCGCTTGATATATGGAATGTTTTAGCTGGTAATTTACCAAACGTAGATATAGCTGTATCAGACCATGCATCTCCAATCAACGCCGCATATGAATATGTTGGTGATGAAGGGCCCTTAAATACGGGAGACAAAGTTATTCTTGGGTGTAGTGCCAAAGACTGCGATTGGAAACGTTGGGCTGGCGCTGAAAAGTATATTAAAAATGGCGTTGAGTTATTGACACCAGAAGGTACCGCAGTCACCCCATTGCGTAGATCTGCTGAAACCGAATTTAGTGCCACCGATTTTCGAAATGCTCTCGGAAACCCAGAAAACCGAGAAGAAATAGCCGAGTTTGTTGGTGAAGAAAACGTCGACGCTGTGTTAGATATACTTGGTCTTTCAACAGTCGAAGAAGTATCCATGGGTGTCGGCGGGTACGGAGCCCCTTTGGCATTTGGGTCGGTTGACGACCCCGAGGATAAAAAAGAAGCTAAAAAGAGAAAAGAATATATCGATTTAAGTTTGATTGACGAAGTTATGAAACTAATTATGGAGAGAGGCATATATAATGAACGCTAATGAAGAAAAAACCCTTAGAGAAAGTATAAGACTTGCGATACGTTCTGTCAAGCAGAAACGTCAAAGTATTGTAAAAGAACAAGAAGAAAAGTTACGTGAAGTAATTCGTGGATTCATGAATCACGAGCTTAATGTTATTAATGAAAGAGGTGCGGATGTATCTCCAACACCTAATAAATCTACGGGAATTAACGTTTTAGAACAATTACTTAAGAAAATTGTTCCTATTCTAGAGGAAGACTATAAGACTCTGACAACTAACAAAGATCAAAGAGATTCATATAGATCTCATGTTATCAATGCTGTAGTTAATACCCTCACACCTGCTAAGATTAACACTCACGCTAGCGATGATGAACCTGTAGGGCTAGATGAATTAGAATATGACATAGAAGAGGACATAAATATAAATGTTGGTGGTACTACTGATGATGATAAGTTTATCGATATTCGCTCAGATGCCGAGAAATCGGAAGAAGATGATGAAGCGGAAGAAAATCCTATGGATGCGTTCGGAAAAGATGTCGAAGGTGACGAGACGGGGCGTAACATGGCGTACCAATCGTACAAAAAAATAGAAACCAATATTGTTGATGCTTACGAATTGCTTTCAGATCCTGAAGATCAAGAATTATTTTATGATTACATCATTGCAAACTTAAAGTTATACTTTAACAAATTTGAAGAAGAGTTAGATCCCGAAGTACCAGAACCATCCAATCAAGCATACAATATGGCTAAAAACGATCAAGAGACTCAAACACAAGACGTAGAAGCAGACGCCGGCGATTTAGAACTAGATTTATAATTTTTTTCAGAATTATACTTGACAGCTTTTAAATTTAACGTTACACTTTGTTTGTGACAAGCCCCCTGATAATCACTAATCACTCTTATTAATGAATAAACCAAATACATTATCTGGCATATCTACTATAACTAAACTAAAAAATCTTAATAAACTTAATGATTCATTATTAGTCTGTATTAATAATCTAACGTTAGAAGATCTCATAGCAGTAAAATTAGAATTATCATCTAAGCATGTTAATAATAGATTATATGGTCTTGACATATGGAGAAGAACATCTTACATTGTCAGGGATGGTATATTAAAGTTTTCTTTATCAGTAGCTAAGTCTAAAAAAGATGCAGCTAGATTTCTAGGACTCAGTTATGTTGAGTACATGAGACACATAAGAGAATACAAAACAAATGATTACTTCAAGGAAATAAAAAATGATTAGTATCTTAATTACTTTACTCTCATGTGGTCCAGCAGATCTGAATACAACTGGAACTCATGATACCCAAGCTAATATTGCTCCAGCACCAACTGAATTTGGTGTTATATCTGCTCCAGATTGCTCTCAGACGCAAGTTGGTGACTATGCCTGTAACGTAGTGCTCTACGACCAGAACAAGGAACCATGGCAGTTATACGATAACAAAGATAAAGTTGTAGTTTTGGATTTTTCCACCAGTTGGTGTCCGCCATGTCAGAATGCTGGTATGTACGTACAAGACATTCAAGATGATTATGGTGACGATTTAGTATTTGCTACCTTATTGGTAGAAGGTTACACTCAAGGATTACCCCCGACAGAAGATGAAATGCTTGATTGGGTGGTTAGTCACCACATCACCACAGCACCAGTATTGTATGCCAGTCGCGATTTAGTTTTTGACCCGACTGGAGTTGGGATTGATGGATATGTTATCGGTGGGTTTCCCACTTATATTTACATTGATCGTGATGGCAAGATTGCCGGCGGTCATGCAGGATTCAGTGACGCACATGTCAGAGAATTAATCGATGGTCTGCAATAATGTGGAAAGTTTTTCAATACGACGGTAAGTACATTCAAGGTAATCTGATTAGTAAACACTCATCAGAAGACGCAGCACTGAAAGCTGCCAAAAAGAAAATAAATTATACATATTGTGAAAAGAGTAAGAAAGGCAAGGAAATAAATATATGGCTAGACGATGCCAATCATACCCCAGTGGGTATTATCGTCAAAAAAACACGGGGATGAAATAGTTTCGACGCGGCTCAGAAGATATTGAGTGCAAGCAGGTTAGATACGACCTTAACAGTTCAAAAAAACTAGTTGCAAACAACAACAACAACTTCGAACAGCGCTTAGCAGCTTAGTAGGGAGGCTGATTAGAGCCTTCTATCCAATCTAATCAACACAACAGACAAGTTGTAAAAATCAAAACATTTGTTGCAGTAGGATGGTAAGCAACATCTTAAAATCATCTATCTTTGTTAATTTGTGATAGTAAATTGACTATGCTTGTGAATGACTTTGTATTGAAAGTGTTGCGGACGGCGGGGCAGTACCGCCCATCTCCACCATTTATAACTACTTATTATGATAGTGGGGTGACCGAGTGGACGAAGGTGCTCGCCTGGAAAGCGAGTGTGGTTAATAGCTACCGTGGGTTCGAATCCCACCCTCACTGCCATTTAAGGAGGACAATAAATGTTTGAGATTTTTAAAAAGAAGAAAACAAATGAAATCAAGCCGCATAAAAGAATAACGGTTGATGGAATAGAAAAATCTTTATGGGACATTAAAGAAGTATACGGATTAGAAACAGAAGAAGTAGAAAAAATTGTTTCAGAAAAACGTAATCTTGATGAAAAAAGAAAAGAAATAGATAAAAACAGCGATAGTTAATTTATCGTGAAAGATTATAACTCAATAGAAATTGATGACATAGTTTATTTTCAGCCGTATAAAAATGAAGAAACAATTGTCTCCGAAATATTGAAAAACATTTCAAAAAAATCTGTTATACTTAAAGTGTACGATAAAGAAATAGACCGCTACGAGATATATGATTATGAAATTTGTATACTCGAAACCGGCGAAATCAAAAAAGTAAAAAAAGAAGTTTTAGTTCGACAGGATTAACGAAGGAGTTATACAATATGTCAGATTCAGAAAAAGAAAAACCCACAATCATGGTATCTGGTGGCTTTGACCCAGTTCATGTAGGACACATTAGAATGATTTTAGAAGCATCACAGCACGGTGATGTAATTATAATTGCAAATACCGATCAATGGTTACACAGAAAGAAAGGTTTTGTTTTTATGGAGTGGACCCGCCGCGCAGAGATTTTAAATGCGATTAAAGGTGTTATTTTAGTTGATTCAGTAGATGACAGAGATGGCACAGTGTGTGAGGCCATCCGCCGTCTCAAGCCAACTTACTTCGCCAACGGTGGTGACCGTGGTAAATCCAACACACCAGAACAAGATGTGTGTGAAGAACTCGGAATTGAATTGTTGTGGGGAATCGGTGGCGATTATAAAGCTGACGCATCATCTGATCTCGTAAATCGATTTAGAAAACATCAAGATTCTGAAACATACAATCAAAAAAACACTGGAAATAAAGTCTCTAGTCGATGATAGAAGTTAGACATAAGAATATTAACTAGTTAATAATATGGCCGCTACTGTTTTAAATCACAATGAAAAAACTTTAAAGTTGGATTCTTCGTATAGGCCAATTGACATTGTTGATGCTGTAGAGGCTTTGGTATTGTGTCTTATTGGCAAAGCTCAGGCTATTGAAAGTTATAATAAAGAAATACATTCAGTAGCAGAAAGTTTCACTCTTCCAGCAGTTATAGTATTGAATAGATATGTCAAATTTCAATTTAAAGTTGTTGCGGTTCGACGCCAAGAGGTTATACTAAGAGATCAATGCACTTGTCAGTACTGTGCGAAAAAATTCCCAGTAGACAAGTTAACAATAGATCACATAATACCAAAAAGTAAAGGTGGAGAAAACACCTGGGAAAACCTAGTTGCTGCATGTAAGAAATGCAATCAAAGAAAAGGTAATCGAACTCCCGAACAAGCAAATATGAAATTGTTAAACACACCCAAAAAACCAAAATTTAATATTCTTAGAGCAGTAGGCAAAAGTCAAGTCTCTGATTTATGGAAAGATTATTTATGGGATTGATATGATTAGGAGAAGCATGGTTTGTTATTTATCAGAACTCGGCCACAAAAATTTTTATTATCCAACCAAAACTAAGGCCGTCGTAACAAAACATTGTGAAGACGATATTGAAATTTTAAATTGGCTTGGCGGCGCCTCAAGAAACTTGAAAGCAGTAAAAGTTAAAAATGAGTGTTTGTACCCTTTAACACTGAATGAAGATGCGGTCAAAGAGATTCTAAGCAAAAATAAAGAAGAGTATTCAATTGTTTGGATTGAAAAGTGAAAGAAGACCCTTACTCACAAAAAGCAATATATAAAGATTTTATAGTTTATACATTGACAGGTGCAGTTATGTGCGTTATTATAGATTGTATAAACCACACTTTTTTTGCCTCTTAGCTCAGTTGGTAGAGCAGATGACTGTTAATCATCGGGTCCGCGGTTCAAGCCCGCGAGAGGCAGCCATCTTAACTAAGGAGAAAACATGTCTGTTTTAAAAA